AGAAATCTTCACCAGCATCATCATCAGAAAGCCAACCTTTGAACTTTGCAAGCATATCAAGTGCACCTTTCACATCCTTAAAATCAGCAGTGTCTATATCAGAACGCTTTAGGAAACTTTCTATAAGACTTATCGCATCTTCAAATTCAAGGTTATCCTTGTTTATCAAAGTCTTTGTCTTTTCCTTATTCTCCCCTTCCAATACACGCCTCATGGATGGTGTCACATACTCGGAAGCAAGCATGGAAGATTTCGCATAATTGACAATCTGGGTTATCCTTGGAGAATTAACCCATTGCTTGGCTTTCATAAGCAAAGAACGCTCTGACATACCCTCGTCAACAACGTGTGTAGCTCTGTAAAACAAGACAGGATTGGTATCTATGACATAAGCGGACGCAGCCCATAACTCCATCTCATTCGCATCATCAATATGCTTTGCTATATCAATCTTCTTCTGTTTTTCATCGTCAACAAGAAGATTGTTACTAAGGGGAAGTTTACCCCATCCTTTATTTAAACCCATTACCTTTCCTCCTTTATCCTAAATTTTATCTCCCTTACTCTCTCGTCAAGTTCAGAAGAATATTTTAAAAGATTGTATATGCTACTCCTGTCAATACATAGGAAATCAGAAATTTCAGACATACTTAAACCCATGTCACGCATGACACAGCACACAAGAGCACGGTTCATAACAATATCATGTTTTCTGCTTTTCCTGTTAACATCAGTATCGGAGAGTCCGCTTGCCGCTAGAACTCTCCTAAAAATCAAAGCGTTGTCAGCCTTTTTCCCCATTTTTCACATTCTCCTTGTCCACTATTAATTGCATTATATCAGCGTAACCAGCCAAATCAACCATATTGTCACGCTTTTTATGGAATCCCTGCCTGCATAGCTTTACAGCTATCTGTACAGCAACACAGTCATAAGGAGATAATTCCTTTCCAGTAATCAAAGAAGCCATCTTGGAAATGTTTTCAAAATTGACTACTGCATCGCCATAGTCAGACTGTCTGCTGTTGTTACGGATATCCTTTGCTTCATCAAGGATGCTTCTCTCCTTAACATGATCAACATAAGCAATACAATCCGAAAAAAGAATATACTCTTTACCCTGATCATCCGCACAAAGAAACTTTTCACCATTCTCAAAACAGTATTTAACAGTGACAAATTTTCCGAATACATTTGACTTGCTTACAGAATCTTCACCGTGAAGTGAAATGTATTTATCACGGTTTATAATTTTAACCTTGCTGTTCAACGTAACTCCGATCATAACAAATCACCAACTTTTATGTTATCCGCATCCTTCTTATCAGAAAAGAAAATACGATCATACTTCGTTTCACCAAACTCAACAAACATGGCTAAGATAAAATACTTGTTCAGCACACTATCATAGCCCTTGTCGTAAATCTTGTTTATCTTTTTTGTTTTCATCGTTTTTCGCATTTAATATCCATACTGTCACCTCCCATCATCATCTTCAACGTACATGTATTGGACATCAGTTCAACAACCTCGTATCTTACGTACTCATATCCATCAACATAACATGTAATGATTTTACCAGATATATCATAAGTACCGTAACCATTCCCAAAATACCCCCTTCCTACATAAGTACCATCCTGATTAAACTTAGCGTAAGTAGGTCTTATCATTGGATACCATCTACCATCCACTTTTACCTGAACAAGTTCCCATGTACCGATAATAGCATCCTTGTATTCATCATCCTTATCATCAGAACAGCTACACAACCCCAATAATACTATTGAAGAAATAGCTAAAAATAATAAAAATTTCTTTCTCATTTGCCTGAATTATTTGTGTGACCAAAACCTCCATCTCCCCTATCCGTTGAATCAAGGATTTCAACCTCAACAAATTCAACCTCAATATAATTACTGAAAAGAAGCTGAGCAATTCGCTCCTTTGCGGCAATATAGAAAGGCTCTTTCTCAAAACTCTTCACTATAACACCGATACAACCAGTATAATCACAATCAATAACACCATCCAACACATCTGCGTCATGATGCTTCCCGTCAACGCCAATAATACCTTTCAGAGAAAATCCACTTCTCGGCTTGATAATAGCCTTCATATATGAAGGCATCTGAATGGCTATACCAAGTTTAATCAGATTACGACCTTTTCTTATCAACGTGTTGTCAGGAACATACAAATCATACCCAGCAGCACCATCAGTTTTTTTTTCGGGAAGAACTGCATCCCGTCTTAATTTTAAAAATTTTACTTGATTCATTTTTTATTTATTTTTCTCTTTAAATCATACATAGCGCATTCCCTGCTTCGATAAATCTTGCTTGCAGGATAAATCACATCATTGACAATAACAAAGCCTACAACAGGATCGGTAATGGGAACAACTTCACCATCAACAATAGTAAAATTATTCTCGGATAAAAGCCTTCTCATGGCAGCAATCTGTTCGAGAGTAGCCTTTGAGATATCATAGTTGTTAGAAAAGTTAAACTCTAAATTACAGATAAGAACATTCTTGTCCTTATATAAGAAATTAGCTTTCAAACCACCAGTATTAATAAATACATAATCTATTAAATCTCCTGTCCTGCTTTTAGCAAACAGGAAATCTCCTTTCTTGAAATCGTCAATCTTTACCAACTCGTAAGTACAATCGTCAATCTTATTCAATCTATACCCATTAGGCAGTTTTATTACACTTGAATCCGTATTACCCATTGTGTTCCTCCGTATTTAATCTGAATGCAGCTTCCCTAGCCTCATCCTTAGTCCTATACAACTCTATTTTTTCAAACATACGACCATCATCACAGTCATACGTACACAAGGTGACAGCCCACATATTACCACGCGGAGAATAGAAATACCTACCGTAATCCTTTCCCATCACCTTACCGTCAATCCTTATCTCTCCTTTATTAGCCATGCTTGTTCTTATAAATTTTTACCAATAATCATACAAACAGACGCTCCAAATGGAGGACATGACATATAAGCAAAAGTAATAAACACACCAAAATCACAGAATATTTTTCTATTACCCCTAGCACCAACACACTTATATATCCCTAAATCCTTCATTTTTTTTACTAAACATCTTTTTGCTGGAATATCAAGACCTTTATTCTTATATAATTCATATATACGTTCAGCAAATTCGTTGGTATTTATAATGTTATTTAAACTTACGGAATATGTGCTATTGTCCAAAATAAAATCAACCAATTGAGATAAACAGTATAGACCGTCTTTCTTTTCGATAACAATATTATCAATATAAAAATCCCCATTAACATAATCAAGAAAAGGAGTTTTATCTAATAAAAAATACCTATCAGAAAAACGATCACCAGACATACCACAATTAGCTTTATTCAACATTACATACTTTTTAGACATAATGTCAAAATAATACTTTTCCCTTCTATTTAAATCGGATGGATTACATTCTTCCAATATGGAAAATTCAATATCATTAATATCATAGTCTGATATTTTATCCATATTTGGATGAGTTTTAGATCTAATCATCCTTTTATGGCCATCAATTCTTTTAGAAATTCTAATAGATTGACCAACATAACAATAGTTTTTATACAAAAACATATAAATACCACAATCTTTCATTTTTATCAAATTTTAATTATGCAAATATAATAATAAAATTGATTAAAACAAAATTATGTCACGATTTATTTCCTCACCCCAAACTTTTTCCTAAACTCATCAGCAGAACACGCTATGCGCTGACCAAGATGGTCTACATACAAAACAGCATCTTTAATCATTCGGTCATTCTCACTAAGCATGTGGATAATGCTGTCAACTACACACTCTTTGCCGCTACTTAATTCAACATACTTATTACCCATGACAATGCAGTCTTTTTCCTTCAAAGGAACAATACGTTCAATCTTGCTTTCGCGATATTTTTTCAGCTTTTCAAAGAACTCACGGTGCATGACACGCTCATTCTCATCCATCACATAGTAAAATTCACAGCAAATATCATTAACATCATTTACTGTAGTTAGTTCAATAATGTTTTCAGTAGCATTCTGCAATGCGTCAAAGAAATTCACATCATGATCATCCAACACTTCTTCCATCATTATGCCAATGGAAGCAATAGCCTCGTTCTTAAAATCAATTCCTAATTCAATATCCATTCTCTAAATTGTTTAATGTTAATACTCTTCAAATTATTAATAACAGCATCTCCGATATCATCGTTATGCTTCAATCCTAAAGACAGGCTAGGGAACTCCCACCATCTCGCCACACGTCCTTTGTCACCCCACAAAGATATAGCTTTATTATCAAAGTCGGGGAATAAAATAACATTTTTGGGCAATTTATTTCCAAGCTGGTTCATTCCGCCACAAGCTGTCCATATAAAACCGTTACCAAAAGCCATAGAAGCTATTATGGCAGTTTTCTCCGATTCAACCATACAAGTTATCGCATCGCTGCAATACTCCCCTAAAAACGGCTTAAAATAACCGCGATAGGTAAATCCTTCGCCCGTAGTAAACTTCCTGAAAGCATGGGCTTCCTTCTTCCTGTGCCCGTTCACCTCATATCTTATCCTGTTGTCATGGCACACGTTACCATCCTTGTCGGAATACCAGAACACAGCGGATTCCCTTCCAAGACAGCCTACCTTATACCTTGAAAACACATCATTCACGGAATCAACACCGAAAACACCTGAAAGGTACTCGTACAGGTTATTACCCTTCCAATGACCGGCATCGCTAAGCCTGTCAACATACTTCACATCAACAAACTTTGATTCCTGTCTACCCGAATCATACTCCCTCTCGTAGAAATCCTTCAAACTCATCCTGCAACCTTCCGGGCTTGACAGAATCCTAAAAGCATCAGAAGCACTACTGCAACCGGGAAGATAAGACACGAGAAAATCAAACAGGTTGACAGAATCACCTCCCTGCTCGGTAACGGTAATACTGCCCGACTTGTTCATATAGAAAACCAGCTTATCCTTCCTGCTATGGCTCTCCAGATTTATCCGGGCAGGCAATGTCCACCGCTTACCCCTACGCCTTAAAGGAAGCCCAAGCACAGTATCAAGATTGGCAAATATATACTCATAATCAATAGAACCCATGCTACTTAAAATTACGCCATCCCTGTTTTATATCCCTAAAGAAATCCTTCAACGTATAACGATAACCGTCAGGATATCCTAGAAAATCAGAAAGGCATGAAACATATCCTCCAGGCTTACGTCCACTCGTCCATCGGTACACCATTTCGGCAGGAACCATAAACACAAGAAGAACAAATAAAATGTCAACGTATATGAGAAACATGACAAAACGAACAAAACACCTCATAATCATTCCTCCACATCCCCTAAAAGAAGTTTCTTCGCATAACGCAACGCAAACTCCCAATTGTAATAAAACGTACCTAGCAAATCAAAGAACAGGCTATACACGGCATCCTTGTCTCCATCGGGAACGGAATACATGATATCATCCATCATACGGATATCATCACTGAACCTGGCATTCTTTGTCGTATAACGCCACAAACCGCCAACGGCAAGTATCTTGGCGTGTTCATAAACATGACCGTCAATGGAATATACATCACAAACGTAATCATTAAACCAATCCTCATTGTCAAACACACCACTAACAGGGCTTGCCGACAAAATCATATTAACAAACACACCAAAATGACAATACTGCTCTATCTTACCCGAATCATTGTCAAACTCAACCTTAAAAGCATCCTTGCCGCTCTCATTAATACTGCAAACCATGTCACTCACGTAAAGCGTCTTTAACCACTGGCTGAAATTATACCTTTTCAAACCAGTCCTGTTACGAGCTTCATTTATCGCACACTGGGTATCAGACACACATACATACCAATCAGAAGTAACACGAATACTTCTATCAAATAAAACAATCTCTTTATTATCCATATACAATAAAATTTTTCAGCAAAAATACATATTAAAGTAATATGGCAAAAACAACAACGGTTAAATAATCTTTAATCTTTATTATATTCTCGGACAATATTGGAGATGATATTATATATCTTATCAAGAAAATTATTCCTTTCAGCTACATCCAAATATGTTTCACGCTTATCTTTTTTATAAGCCTTCACGGAAATACCATAAAGATAATAAAGCTGATCGTAAATCTTATGCCATATATCCCGTTGGTTGGTATTTGTAGCGGAAGAATATTTGTTTACCAATTGACGAATGTTGTTTCTCATAGACATTTCAGGAAGAACATCAGAGGACATTGACACAGACAGTAAAAGTTTACCATTCTCATCCCTTTCCTGCTCAATTGCATCAAGACGCTTCTCTACATTATCAATTCTCATACTTTGTTCAAGAAGAGCCTGTGCGGATTGAACAAGTATTTCAAGTTGTGACAATGGTTTTTTCTGTTCTTTCAGTGCCTTCTCCATCGCATTAAATGCAGCAATATAATCCAACTTGAATTTAAGAGCCTTTTTCCCTGTAAATCCCATCGCCAAAAGGGTAAATCCATCTCGGTTCATAATAAATATAGGATACTCCTGTCCATTTTGATCATTAATATATGTTGTTTCCTCAAACATAAGGTTGGCTGCATTTTCAGCACACCCCTTTATTAACTCACGGATAGAACTTAACACATTCTTGTGTTCTTTTCCAAACTTTTCAGCCACCAATAGGCTGTTAGTTAAAACTTGGTCATTCTGACCTTTAAAAACTAGTTCATTCATAATAATAAAAAAGTGCGCCTACTACGAGCTGTCAAATCAACCATAGGGTTTATTTCGGAGGCGTTTCCGTATCTCCACTCGGTAGGCGCAATATCTTAATCTTTACTACTACAATATGTCATGGCAAAAAAAATAACTCCAATGATTGAAGTCACAGGAGTTTGCCTCTCCCATGATTGATTTGACGCTACAAAACTAAGTATTTTTTTTGAAACTGCAAAATTTAGAACGGCAAATCCTCCTTCATTATATCATCAGCCTGTTGGAGAAGATATTCGTCAGGATTGTACTTCCGTCTTAGGACAACCTGGAACAGTCTGTTCCTGTTCTCATCCCACGCGGAAGTGACTGAATAGCCTTCCTGGCGTATCATTTCAACCATCTTTCTCTTGCTGTAAGGTCTAACGCCACAGTCATTGCAGTATGCTATGTATTTCACATACAGGTCACGGTCACGGATAGCCGATTCCTCAATATCTCCTGAAGAATCATACCCCGAATCGTAAAGATAGGACAGGACACTATTGGAATCACGTCTTGCATTTTCCGTAACGGATTCTATCGTATAACTTCTCGTAAACTCACCCTTGTTCTTAACAAACCGTCTTGCACCCTCTATTATCCAGTTGATAATGGCTGCCGATTCCTTTGACAGCTTCAACGGAAGAGATCTGTCCTGTTCCGATTCCTTAAACACACGATAGAACGGGATAACAAGGGAGCGTCTGAAGTGACCATAAGTCTGGTCCGAAACGGAAGGCATCTTGTTAAGGTTGGCCATGAAAGGCGGCATCATGTCGGCAAGGAAAGGCTCACCGAACGGAAGGCGCGCCATAGTAGGCTCACCGGATATGAACTTCTTATACTTGCCACCGCTCACATCCTTCCCTCCCATCTCGGAAGCGTAGTTGAGCAGCTTGCCGTTTATCATAGCTATATTGTACTCGCAAGTAGACTTGTCACCCGACAGGTCAGCCATCTCCATATAAGAAACATTGTCTTTCCCTAGCGCGTTGACAACAGCGTCAAAGAACACCGACTTACCGTTACTACCACAACCGAGAAGGTAACACATCTTCTCCATCTTGATCTTCTTCCTGTCAACAAAGGCACACCCCACAAACTCCTGCAAGGCATCCTGGGTGTCCTTAACCGGAATCACATCGTCCAGGAACTTCTCCCACAACGGGCTGCGCGCCAACGGGTCATAATTTATATTGATACGTATGCACGATTCTATCATGGGAGAGAAATCGAACGTTTCCATCGTTTCCGTGTCAAGGACACAATTGTCAAACGTGATGAAGTTACGCTTGGGGTTGAATATCTCATGCGTCACGTTCTTCACGATGGTACGGTAGAAACGCTCGCTCGTATCGGTCATGTACAGTTCGCTAAGACCGTTTATGCGACACAAATCCATACACAGGCGCATCAGATCCTCCTTCATCATGGGAACGAATATCTTACCGTCAAAAGCCATAATGGAACCGCTCCTGTGGCGTCTGAAATTGCATTCCCTGCACGCATCCGCTATGTCCATCTCAACCATAGCGGATATGGAACGCTTCCACTCGCCTTCATCCCTTGCTTTACGGAAGCCGCGACCACCGCCCTTGTCCGCCAGCTTGCCCATTACGGAATCAAGGATGTATTCATAAGAAGCCTTTGCAGATTCAGCGACAGTCATTTTCCCCTCCTTTCTCTACCGATTCTACCGATTCTACCGATTCTACCGATTTCTCCCGGTCCACAACCTTCCCGAACATCACAACGGGATACAGGTCATAATCGTCCGTTGATATGTCTGGGCGTGCGTCCATATCATCAAGCGAAGAATACACGTCCGCGATGTGTTCCAGTTTCCTGCACACGATGGAATCACGTCTTATCCCATAATACTCTATAAGGTCAGTCATGTACTGTATGGTGATGTCCTTGAACCATGTGAACGCATCGTCACGTGTCCTTGCCCCGTCACAGCAGGTATTGAACGTGTACCCGAAACGCCTCATCTTCACGAAGTAGCTGTTCCGCCACAACGACACCGACTTGTCCATCTCGTTTCCTGCATTGCGTATGG